GCCCTGGTAGTTGATCGTGACAGACAGCTTGACCGCTGACCCGCCCTCGCCGCCGAACGAGTCAACCTGGATCGATACAGCCTGTTGTTCTGCCGGGGCGGCGGTCGGGCCGCCCGACTCGTAATCCCACACATTTACAATCGTGGTTTCGCAGTCGCTCAGCGTGGCGCGCGCCTGACGCAGGCCGTCTAGGTAGTCAAACACGTCATCGCCTGCCGTCGCCGTGATTTCGAGGGGCATCGTGGGCGCGTAGGACTCAACGCTGATATTCGCCGTGTCCTGATGCACATAGGTTTCTGTCAGCACGTTGGGATTCAGATTGATCGTGCCGCTGATCACCCCCACGCCCAACAGCGCGTAATCCTCAGTGCTTGGGGTGACGTCGATATAGGTGATCAGTTCCGATCGCTTTACTTTACCTGCCATTATGAAAGCTCCTTACGCCGCCTGTTCGTAGACCAGGCGACACGCTATTTGGTAAACTCCGGTGTTGCTTTGGCCCTGCTCGTACAAAAAACCGAACGGGGCCGCCTCCATCAGAAACGGCGTTTGTCCGGTGGCCAGCGTCGGCAGGGTGCCCGCGTTGGTCTGTGATTCGAGCCAGGCCGCGAACGCCTCCGCAAACCCGGCGTTTTCTAAGCGGGCGGCGTCATCTGCCGTAAAATTCACAAACTGGAGCGCGAACGTAAATTCGCGCAGGCTTGAGCCGTCGATATAGGCTTCTATCGTGCCGCCCCCCGGTTGGGGTACGATCGCATATTCGACCGGCACCGGCCCGAGATAGTCGATAAGTACGGGCGCATTTGTAGCGAGGCCGGTGTACGTTTTGATGTAGGTCTGCACGGCGGCGATCACGCTCATGCGTCGGTCCGATCTGCGGCTGGTCCCGGATCGTGAATGTACAGTTCCTCGGTCCGGTCATTGTCGATAGGCTTGCCGATCGCGGCATAGGCCGCCTCTTTGCGTACAATCATAGTGACGTCATCCGGATCAATGCAGATGGAGAGAATCCGCTCATCTGAGTAATCCATGCCGTCTAGAATGATGCGCTGGCGACCCGCAGCGCGATCGATCTCAATGACAATGCGCTGCGGCTTGCTCGTTACTGGTATTTCGATCACGCTCATGATCCGCCCCCTGCATAGCGCCGCGCACCTTGCAAAATTTGCTCTTTGTACGCGGCTTTCATACGCTCAAACCACTGCGGACCGCGCAGCGGCCCTGTTTGGCTGCCCACTGGGCGCGGGCTGTAGTATTGCGCCTTGGCATACGGCGCGATCCATTTGACCTCCCCGCTCCCGACGTCGGTTCCGAGCTGCCCTGATTTGATGAGCATCCCGGTGTCCATCGGCGTAAACGGTTCGGACAAACGCAGGATCTCGCTGTCCACAAACCGCTGCGCGCGGCTGTACTGGCTGTTCCATTTGGCCTTGAAGCCTGTATTCCAGGTCAGTTCGGCCTTACCCCCCTTGCCGGTGAAAATCTTCCCGCGCGGGGTTTCGATGGTGTCTGTCATGATGCACCGATCTCCCAGTGCTGTAACGCGCTGCTGCCATAGTCCATTGTGTCCACGCTGCGCACGGTCACCACGTCGGCATATTTCGCTTTCAGGTCCGACATCGTAAACGCGCCGCTGATGGTGTCGGTAACCGCACCTTTGACCAGCACATCCCCGACCTTGACCGCGATCGCCCCGCGCGCAAACGGCACGTAGACCGTTACGGCGTCGGCTTCGAGCAGGCCCGAGCGGAGCACGTTGGCCGCCTTGCGGTTTTCCCACATGGCGTTACTCACCGCCTGCCGAGTCCAGACTTCGGCCCCGGCTGTGATCGAACGGTGGTAGATCGTCAGGTCGCTATTCGTCCGCAAGACTGCCCCCATATTCTCCCGACGCAAAGCCGCGATACATCAGCCCGGTGCTGCCCAGATAGAGCCGGGCGGCGTCCGATTGACGGCTGGCTTGTGTACGCACCGAGCCGGTCACGTAGGTCACGCGGTGGCGTCCGACGCTTTCACTTTGCACCACGCCCGTACTCGACTCGCTAGCCTGGGCGTTGAGTTCATCCGCGACGGCGCATGTCGCTTTTTTTATGAGATCGATCGTATCGGCGTCGGTGTCCGCCGTGACCACTGGCGCGGCGCGGTTGAATGTGATCTGGTCGATCACGGCACTCGCCCGCAAAGCCAGCGCCGGAAAGTCGGCTTCAGCGATGGCCGATCCGAGGTACGTCCCGTTGTAATAGGTGTAATCCGCATAAGCGGCCATCGCTGATCCTTTCGACTAGGCGGAGGCGATGCCTTCGACATAGTACAGATAGCCAGTGAGTTTGCCGGTCAACAGCGCTTCGACGGCAACCGTGACCGTGATTTCGCTGGCGGCCGTGCATTTCACGCTGGTGCTCTCGGGTGTGTTGGCTTTCGGCACGATCGCCTTACGGCCAATCGTGCTGCCCGGCGCGCCGCTCACGGCGGCGGCGGTCTGAATGTCATTGGCACCGACCACATGGATCGCAATCGTGCTGGTCGAGTTGGTCGAGGTGAACGCGGTGTTCACATCGAAAAACCCACCGACGATGATCGCGTTTATGGGCAGGGTGACGCCGACTCCGTGCGCCGCGACGGTCTTGTTCGAGACACCGTCCGAGTCCACCCCGGCGGTGTCAAACAGGAACCGCGCCACGCGCAGCACGCCCAGCCCGTAAACAGAGTCCAGCGGGGCCAGGGCTTCGAAGTTGTCGTTAATATCCTTCAGCCACCCTGCACCGGTGACAGTGTATAGCTGGCTCATGACTTACGTCCTTTCGTTTTCGAGCCGGAGTCCGACTCGTTGACTGCCTGGATCGCGTCGGCGTTCTGCTGGTCCGGCGTCGGCTCAGGCGCGGGCGCGGGCTCGGGGTTCAACTCTTCGATGACTTCCCGATAGCCCAGACCGCGCAGCCGCGCCGCGTCCTGCACGCCGATCACTTCCACACGAATCCCGTCTTTTTCAAGATACATGACGGCCTCCTTAACTGGCCTTGATGTGGCTGTACACGCCGTCTACTTTGTTCTCGTAGACAAACGCGTCGTGATACAGGCGGTATTGCCACAAATGGCCGTCGCTGGTCTGGTTGACGTCCGGCGAGAAATACTTCACCTGGTTCAATTTGATCGGCTGCAACAGCGCCGATGGGTGCACCATCAGGAAGTTGATATCGCGCCCGGTGGAGCTGGTCTTGGCAAAGCCGCCTACACTGGAGGTTGCGCCCGCGTTGAGCGTGATCCCCTTATAAAAGCGGGTTTGCGGAACCATGACGACCGGCATGTTGTTGTAGTTGGTGATCATCTGCACAACGCCGGTTTCATTGGAGTACATGCGTGTGACGGCCTGGTTCAAGAACGTCTGGACCGTGTCGGATACGAACAGGATACGCCCCTCTTCGGGCACTTCATCCGCGTTCAGTTGGCCGGTGGCCGCGTCGATCGCTGCCAGGACGGTGCTGCTCGTGAGCGTGGCGGGCGTGCCGACTTCCGACACACTGGCCCAGCTCGCGTATTTGGAGAAGCGGTACGCGTCGATCTCCGGGGCGACATAACGCCGCATCCACTCGGAGATCAGGCGTCCCAAAACCAACCCCAACATTTCTTCGTTGTCCATGCGGTCAAGCGAGAAGGCCCGCCCACGTTCCGTCGCGAGCGTGATCGTTTCCCATGTGGCCGCGAGATCGCCCGACGGGTAGCCGGTGGAACGGCTGTAGGTGCCGAGTCCGACCATGTCGAGCTTCATCACCTGGACCTCATTCGCGCCGATGAAGGGCGGCGAATTGGTGACGGAGTCCAGGCGGGCGGTTTTCGATTCCGCCTTGTAGGACAGATCCATCATCGCCAGGAATTTAGAGACAAGATTAACCGTGTTTGCCATTGGTTAGATCCTCATTCTGTAGGTGCCTTGAGGCCCGATCCCCTGAGCATTGCCTCCCAAAACGGATCGGACGTGGTAGTCGCTGGTTGCCCCCCGGCCACGATTTTAGGCGTGGCGGGCGGGGCTTCGTCGGCTTCGAACAGGAAGTCATTATCGGACTTGAGCGCCTCAAGCTGCTTATCCAGGCCGATGATCTCACCGCTCTCGGAGAGCTTCAGATCGTCGGTGCTCAGCAGCGCGCGCACAGCTTTGACGCTTTTGGCTTTCGCGCCCGTGAGCGCGGACTCCAGCGCGTGATCGAAGCGCAGCGCGTCGATCGTCGCTTGCGCGTCGGTTTCGGCTTGTTTGGCTTTCGCCTCCCAGTCCGCCGCCGCTTTTTTCACGCCGTCGATATCCATACCCTCAAAGCTCTTGATTTGCGCGTTGGCATCCTCAAGCTGCTTTTTCAGGCCGGACAGTTCGGCTTTGGCCGTTTCGACCGCCGTCTTGGTGGCCTCGACGTCCTTCCCGTGCAGCGCCATGATCGTATCGATCACGTCGTCTGCCAGTTCTAGCGCTTTCAAGTCTTCGCGTTTCATCCTGTTCCCTCTGCTTTCTACGCCTCTACGCTTTTTAACGCGGTCGCTCCGCGTGAGGCCCGGCCTTCCTACGCTGGCCGGTGGCGATCGGTGTTAACTAGTGGAACGCCTCAAAAACGGCGCGCCGTTGGTCTGGGTCGTTGGTGGTGTCGATCGTGACCTTGCCGCGATCGTCTACCGTGATATGCGCAATCCACCCGCTCCACTGCACGGCCTGCGGGTCGGTGTAGAGATACAGTTCCAGGTATGCCGCCCCGTTACCAACCGCCGTAATCAGTGATTGCGCCACGTCGGGCAAGGCATCGCCGGGATCGCCGTCCAACGCGAGATGCAGCACGCGCGCCGCCGGGGATCGCCGGACCAGGGTGTTTGATAGGATCTGATAATTAATCATTAGCGCATCCATTGGGGCCGATTGGCCTCCCGTAAATACTTGATCGAGTCCTCTTCCTGAGCGCTGATAAATTTGGCGTCCGGTGTGCCTGTGCCGCCGCCCGTGCCATAGCGTTTTTGGGCGAGTCGGCCTTTCAAGCGCTTATCGCGTATCGCGTCGATCTCGGCTAAGGCGGTGTCATCGTCTGCCGATGCCAGCCGCTCCAAAATGCGGCGCTCTTTGAGGCTAAACACCTTACCGCCTGTCTGCGTATGACCGGACAGCAGCGCCGCCGCCTTTTCGCGGATCGGGTGCATCTGCGGATCGGTAACGCGCCCTTTGCCCATCGACCAGATGTTGTACAGCAGGTCGTTTTTTGTGTTATTCAGCAGCTCCGGGCTAAAGGTCGGATTGCCGAGATCGTCATACGAGAAAAAGTTGTACATGTAATCCGCGAGATTGCCGTCGACCCCGGCGTCCAGGGCGGCGGGCGTGATCTGCGCGGCTCGTTCCAGGCTTTGCCGGTTGTCGATAATGGCCTGCTCATAGGCGTCGGGCTTCTTAACCACTTTCGGCAGTGGCCCGCCGCCGTGTACCTGCTCACGAAACCGATCCCGCTTGAGGCCGGTTTGCCGCGTGAACGCACGCATTTTGGCTTGCCCGCGCCGGACTTTGGCCAGTTCGGCGGTGTTATCCAGGTCCGCCGCTTCGAGCGCGCTGGCCCGCCGCTTGGCTTTGCGGATCGACCGTTCGATCGCCCGCTGCTCCTGGGTGGCCTCATACACGCTCATCTCTTGGCCGTCGTAGGTGACGCGTTTGTTCGCGTAATCGTCTAACTCGGCCTGCTGGTAGTGCTGCGCGCTGATGCCCTCGAAATAGGGATACCAGCTATGACGGCAGTTCCAGCCCATCAGCCCCGGCCCCGTGCCATAGCCTGTGCTCTCCACAAACGCGGGGTACTCGTCATGCGTCGCGGACCGGCTGAAAATGCGCCCCTGCCACCCCTCGTGATTGGCCGGGCCGGTGCCCGTGTTGCGCGCTCCGATATGCGCCGATGTCTGCACCAGATCCGCGCCCATTTCATCCGCGCGCGTTTCGGCTAATTTGCCTGCCGTCTGGTTAACGCCGGTCAGGATGGTCCGGCGCAGCGCCACGTCCAATTGTTCCCGGTGCCCGCTGGCGTAGTGGATCACGGTCACGCCCTGGTCGGCCACGCTGACAACGGCCTCCCGGATCGCTTGCTGGTAGTCCATCGCGCCGCTGCTGATTTGCACGTAGGCCAGATCCGCCGCGTGGATAAACGCCTCCTGACTGGTGAGCGCCGTCGTTTGCGTCAGGTTGCGCATTATGCCGCCGGTCTTCTGCAAGCCCGCCGCGAGTACCTGAGACATCGCGGGCGATAGGTTCAACGGGAGCGGGTCGAGGCCCGCCGCCTTATACACAGCGTCGTCAAACTTCATGGCCTTGACGCCCGCCTTCTCGAACAAGTCGCGTAAGACGGCCTCACTTTTGCCGGTCATCTTTGCCAACTCTTCGATCGCGTGCTCGTAGACCTTGCCGGATTCGCTCAAGCGCTGCATCTGCCAGGCCGCCGCCTCTAACTCTTTCGCGGTGCCTTTCGCCAGACGCTTTGCCATATCGTTGATCACGCTCTGCGCGTATTCGTCATACAGCGACAGGATCGGGTCGGGCAGCACGTCGAGATATCCGGCGGTCAGCATCAGGCAGCCCCGCCCTGAAAGAAGTCCTGCGGCGACTCGGCCTGCATCGCCGCGATCCACGCTTTGGCGTCGGATTCGGTCAGGCCGTAATTGCGCATCAGGAAGATCCATTTTGGCATCGCGCCCATGCCGACGGCGCGCATATCCTGCGCGAATTGCCCCTCTGAGTCGACAATCAGCGAGTCGTCAAAGTCGTAGGCGGCTTCATACGTGCCCGCCGGGGCCAGATTGTTCAACGTGGCCCACACGTCGATTGCATACAGCAAGTGATCGAGCGCGTCCTCGAGCGCCTTTTGGGTATCGACGATCGTCGCTTGACTGCGCTGTTTGCTGGCGGCGATCTCGGTGGCGGTTTTCGCCACCAACTGCGGATCGCTCAATGTGCCGTAGGCCAACCCGCTTAGAAATTCGACCCGCTGCAAGAGCACGTTAAGGCCCTGCTCTAATTCGGTAATGCGGATCGACGGCGTCCAGTCCTTAAACAACGCTTCATCGCCCAGACTGGCGGCGGTGTTACTCAGCGTGCGGTACAGGCGCCGGTTCGGCAAAATCGGCTTATCGTTCGAGTCGTGGTCGAAGGCGAGTGAGTCCACATACAGCGCTCGCTCGCCGCTTTCGTTCTCCCACAAGATCCGCGAATATTGCTTATCGGCCTGTTCGATCTGGTCTACCGCCCGGCTGTAGCACGCCACGCCCAGCGGCGAGTCGGGCTTAATGTTGTTGGCCAGCGGGTAGCGAAAATACGCGAACAGCGGGCGATCGACGCCGGTGATCGTGGCCTCGGGCAGAATGTCGGCCCATTCATCGACCGCTGCGAGCGGCACCTCGTTCCCAAGGGTGTCCTCGGTTGAGGACCGAAACGCCCGGTTGGTAATCGCGACGCCCGACTCGGTCATGCGGTGGTACTCCAACCGCGTAAAATACCAGGTGCCGCGCTGGCGCTGGTCGCTGAAAATGCACGCCGTCATGTGACCGTCCGCGTCAAACTCGACCGGGTAGAATTGATCGGCTTGCACGTAGTTCACGGCGATCTGGTTGCCGTCCACATACGGCTTGAACACCAGCCCGCCCTTGGCCGCGCCCTGCTCGACGCGCTGCCTGAGCTGGGGCACCACGCGATCGATCTGCGCCTGGAGGAAGGACGCGCGCGCGCTCCCGGTGATCGTGACTTCCATCTCGATCGTGACCGCGCGGGCGATCTCACTGGCCACCGACGCCGCTAAGTTCAGGCTCTTGACGTCGGTCGTGAGCCAGGGCGACTCGTTGGCGTACATCAGGCTCCAGGTTTGCAGCGCGTCGGCCATCGCGGGATCGATAGCGACATCGGCGCGCATTTTGTCTTTGACTGATGCAGGCCCGATCATGCGCTGCCATACCTCCCGAAACCAGCCCACCAAGCGCGATAACACATCACGGCTCCAGGTAGTAGTTTAAGTGGGCGATATTCGACGCCGTGCCAAACACGGCCAGCGACGTCAGGTTGTCCACTTTGATGATGTAGCGCGTCTGGTCAGCGGGCACATAGCCGCCGCTGTCCGCGCTGGCGTCATCGTTGATGGTGAACCGGACCGCGCCCGTTTCGGCGCTGATCTCGACAAAGTTCGTGCCGTCCGGTAGCGTACACGCGATGCTGCTGCCGTCCATCGTGATCGACTCTTCGCCCAGAAACGTTAAGCCGATCGTGACGACTTCGCCCGCTTGCCGACCGTCTGTAATGGCTTTGGTCATGGCCTATGATCCTCTCCTGCGCCAAATAAGGTTCGTCGCGTAGCGTACCGCGTCAATTTGATGATTGTTCTTGTCCGGGTACTTGTTGATAAATTCGCCGTCTTTGTCTTGCTCAAACTCATAAAACTGAAACTCGGTCAATGTTTCCGGGCAGCGCTGCGGATCGATCACGATGGCACGCAGCGATCGCAGCCATTTCATACTGTAGGACAGGCTATCCGGTCCCTTTTCCGCGCCGCGACAGTTCGCGCCATACGTGCGAAAATCTGCAATCGACTTGGGTTCGGCACTATCGGCAATCAGCAGGTCGTGAGGCATCAAACCGCCCTCAATCAGCGCGTCGAATAGCAGCCGGTTTGACCGCTTGAGCGCGCGATATTCCCCAAAAACATAGAGGGTCTTACGCGCTGAGTCGTAGTGGACCCGGTTGTAGGCCGCCGGATCGGGGAAATACCCCCAGTCCAGGCCATGTGACACGCGCTCAAACTGCGCGATTTCCTCATCGGTGATCGGGCGGACCTCGATATTTTCGAAGACCGCCGCGCCGCTCTCCAGAAACGATCCCTCGTACTCCTGGCCGAAAATGTGCGCGGGTAGTGTTTCGCGCGC